TTGATGCTCAAGGCCAGTACGGCGTGGCTATTGGTGCATTTACTGCAACAACTTTGCAAGGTGCTCGATCAGTGGCCATTGGACTCAGTAGTGGCCAAACCACACAAGGCACTGACGCTGTGGCCATTGGTCAATATGCCGGCAACGAAACACAAAGCGTCTCAGCAGTGGCCATTGGTAATAATGCTGGTTATACCGGTCAAGGCATAAGTTCTGTAGCCATTGGTAATCGTGCTGGACTAACCAATCAAGGTAATCAAAGTGTTGCAATTGGTGATAATGCCGGTGCCACTCAAGGATCAACAGCAGTGGCAATTGGACAAAATGCCGGTGGCGGTGTTGCTTTGCAAGGTGACGACGCAGTGGCCATTGGTCACGGTGCAGGCGCAAATACTCAAGGTACTCAGGCAGTGGCCATTGGATTATATGCTGGACAAACTTCACAAGGTATTACCGGAATAGCCATTGGTCAAGCTGCTGGTAATACCAGTCAAGGCGATAGTGCAGTAGCAATTGGTGATAACGCTGGTGCAACTTCACAAGGTGAAGACGCCGTGGCTATTGGTATCCTTGCTGGCGAAACCTCACAAGGCAATGCCGCAGTGGCCGTTGGTCCGGAAGCTGGTGTTACCACTCAGGGCAATAACGCAGTGGCTATTGGTCATTGGGCTGGCCAGTCTGGTCAAGGTATACAAGCAGTGGCCATTGGTTTTAGTGCTGGTCGCACTTCACAAGGCAACAACTCAATCATCCTGAACGCCACTGGCGCCAACTTGAATCAAACCACAGCTAACACATTCACAGTGAAGCCTGTGCGAGCAGTGACCAGTGTGACTTTTGCTGCACCTACATCAGGCTCAATACCTGCAGGATTCTCTCCCATGTACTACAATCCCACCACAGGTGAGATCATAGTTGTAACACCTTAAAATTTTAATATGAAAAAACTACTAACACTCTTACTCATTGTGCCATGCTTGGCATTTGCACAACCCAAACAAAAACCTGGCGTTGTTTATGACGCTGTGATCACCAGAGTCATAGACGGAGACACAGTGGCTTTCCAAGCAGACTTTTTGCCCGCACCACTCAAGAAAGAACTCAGTATTAGAGTTTTTGGTGTTGACACTCCTGAAAAAGGATTCCGCGCTCAATGTGCCAGTGAAGCACAACGTGGAGAAGCAGCCTCGGCCTTTACCAAAGCAGCCGTTGCCAACAGCCAAAAGCGACAAGTTGTGCTCATGGACTGGGACAAGTATGGCGGACGTGTGCTTGGAGATGTCATACTAAACGGACAAAGTCTGCGTCAAATGCTGATTGCCAACGGATTTGCACGTGAGTACTACGGCGAAGCAAAGCAAAGCTGGTGTAATTAATCACCCATCAATAACGGACATGTAAATACTGCATGTCCAATTTCTTTTGCGCAGCCCCTTGGCGTGGTCTGCATATCAATCCTCGTGGTGATGTTAAAACTTGTTGTGCCGGCAATCCCAATCTGCTGGGCAACCTAAATTCACAACGCATTGATGAAATTCTCAATAACACAATCATGGCAGATGTTCGTGCAAGCATTACACAGGGAAAACCACATGAATACTGTTCAAACTGTGTGCAAGCAGAACGCTTTGGTGCAGACTCAGAACGTCAATGGCACAACAGAGTAAATCCCAATTTTGATTATGCCACAGCCGGAGACCAGTATCACTATCCTGTTATTGTGGATGTGCGGTGGAACACAACTTGTAACCTAAGTTGCAACTATTGTGACCCCAGTGCAAGCTCCAAGTGGGCACAACTACGACAAGTACCGGTTAAATCTGGTTCTCGGCCCTACTATGAAGATGTTTGTAACTTTATCGAACAACATCAAGACCACATACATGAAGTAGCACTTGTGGGCGGCGAACCTTTGTTGCTGCCAGAAAATGAACGATTACTAGATGTTATACCCAAACACGCTATTGTCACAGTAATAACAAATATGAATGTGGATTTCAAACGCAACAAGATTTTTCAAAAGCTTGCAAATCGTACCCGGGTGGGATGGAGCATGAGTTTTGACAACATTGGCGATCGTTTTGAATATGTTCGTTACGGCAGCTCGTGGACAACTCTACAGAATAACCTAGCTACGGTTAAAGATCTCATGCGGCACAATGGTCACTGGGGCGGCATACATGCTGTATACAACATATACAATGCCACACGGTTAGTAGAATTCAAACAGTTTGCACATGACACTGATACCTCAGTGCTGTGGCAAAACTTATTTCAGCCCACACACCTTGATCCGTTTTTGCACGGTAGTACTGTGGCAAAACTTGCAGCAGCTGAAATTGAAACATTACAATCAAAAGGTCTTGTTGACGAGTCAGAACGTGTGTTCTTTGATCAGGCCTTGAAAAATTACCAAGCAAAATGCAATCTGCCAGACACTGTAACAAAAGTTGATTTTGATTTTTGGCGTCATATAACTGATATAGAAACAAAATATCACCCTGACAAAGCTGGCGAATTTTTGAGACTATGGCCTGAGCTGGAGCACTTATGCAGATAACAAAGGAGGCATAGATGATTGCAATTTATAGTAACAACACAATGATAGATTTATATATTCGTCAATTGAAATTTTCAAAACCTCATCAAGTCTATCATTCAATTGAAGAATACTCCAATGCCCCGGCTAATTTTAAACTGGCATTAGTTAATCATTTAAACAACTATGAGCCGCCGGCAGATGAGGTGCAACGCATAGAACAAACTCATGATGGGCGTAAATTTTCTCAAGAAATTTCACAATTAAAATTAATTAGTGACTTGTTGTTTGCTTTTGACAACGAAATGCACAGTTATCATTTGAACTTGTTTCAACAGCATTCACAAGACAATGTATATTGGGTAAGTCCTATTCAAATAAATTTTGACGCTGGGATCAATCCCAAAAATTTAATTTTTTATCAATTTCAAGTTGATCGAGCAGTAAATCCGTATAGGAACATGTTGCATAAACTGCAACAACTAAATTACAACTCAATCAAGCCCATGTACTTTGATGCACTACTGGGTGCAAAAAAACTACACAGAGATTTTGTATACAATGCTATTGAACAAAATCACCTGCAACAAAAGATTTTGACCACTTACATGCAAACTGTCAGCAGTAATTATTTTAAAAAGAATTTTTTGCGAGAACCTGAGGTCATGGAGCTTGGGGAAAATGTCAATTATTCTGCTCATCAAGTTATGTATCAAGGAGAACTCATGGCTCTAAGCACAATTGTGCCAATTCAGATATATAACCAAACAGCTTACAGCATAGTAACAGAAACCAATGCAGACAATCGATACAGTTTTTTCTGTGAAAAAACTTTTAAACCCATGTTGGCACGCAGATTGTTTGTGATGTTTTCAGGTTATAAATTTTTAGAAAATCTTCGAAATCTAGGATTTCAAACATTTGATAATGTAATCGACGAAAGCTATGATTTGATATTAGATGATCAAACAAGATGGCAAGCAGCGTTTGAACAAGTGATGCGATTGTGTGACATGAATCAATTGGAAGTTTTTGAAAAGATTTCACAACGGGTAGAACACAATTATCAGTTGGTCATGAGCAGGACTTGGGAAGAAACCAACTTAATGCAGATACAACAAAAGATATATGATTATCAACATTAACAATGCAACAGTACTCACGGATTACACATGAATAATTCTACAATAATACCTCCTTGGCACTTTGGATCACACCATGCCAACAGCACACAAGAGTGGTTGCCAACTGACACCAAAGAAAATTTTGAACGACTGATGCAAGATCCTGGCCACCGTGAATATTTTGCAAAATTAGGATGGGACCAGCCAGGCGCTATCACTTACAACATCAATAGTGCAGGATTTAGGTGCCCTGAATTTGACTATGAAACGCCTTGCATGATTAGTTTAGGGTGTAGTTTTACTGTGGGCATAGGATTGCCTGAACAATCAATTTGGCCCACATTGGTAGGAAACAGACTCGGCTTAAGGGTTGCCAACTTGGCCTGGGGCGGCAACAGCACCGACACATGCTTTAGACTAGCAGAATACTGGATCCCAAAGTTGCAACCAAAACTAGTAACTATGTTAGCGCCACCTGCGTCTAGACTGGAAATTTTATTAGACACAAATCCTTGCTATTTGCAAGCTGAGATAATCATGCCTGAAACTAAATCAACAATATTTTCAGATTCAGATGTGTTCCTAAAACACTGGCTTCTGAACGATGAAAACAGCCGGCTCAATCAATTGAAAAATTGTTTGGCAATACAACAACTATGCGATCAACACAGCGTGCCTTGCTTGATTGAAAAAGCTCTTGACCATATGCATTGGAGTCGAGAAGAAATAGGATACGCACGTGATTTTATGCACGGCGGCCCTATTATACACAAGAGAATTGCGGAGAAAATGCTAAATGACTATCAGACCCGGTCTTGATACCATACTAGTCAAAGCGCCACACCGACGCGAGACTTACTCAGACACTGAGCTAGAAGAATTTGCAAAATGTGCAGATCCCGTAACAGGGCCCATGTACTTTATGAACAACTTCTTTTACATCCAACATCCTGTTCGGGGCAAGATGTTGTACCACCCTTTTGAATACCAAAAACGACTGATCAACAACTATCATCAAAATCGTTTTTCAATCAGTCTGATGCCTCGACAAACAGGCAAGTCAACATCGGCTGCAGGCTACTTGTTGTGGTACGCAATGTTTGTACCTGATGCTACTATTCTTATTGCCGCACACAAATACCTGGGGGCACAAGAGATCATGCAGCGTATTCGCTATGCTTACGAATTGTGTCCTAATCATATTAGAGCAGGTGCCACTAGTTACAACAAAGGTTCGCTAGAGTTTGACAATGGATCACGTATTGTAAGTCAAACAACAACTGAAAATACCGGTCGTGGTATGAGTATTACACTGTTGTACCTAGACGAGTTTGCGTTTGTGCGACCCACAATTGCCAAAGAGTTCTGGACTAGTATTACACCTACACTGTCAACAGGTGGTAAAGCAATTATCACAAGTACCCCTAACTCAGACGAAGACCAGTTTGCTTATATCTGGAAGGGTGCCAACAAGATTGAAGACGAATTTGGCAATCTGCGACCCAATGGCCTTGGCATCAACGGTTTCAAAGCGTTTCGCGCTTTCTGGCGCGAGCATCCAGATCGTGATGATAAGTGGGCCGAAGAACAGCGTAGCCAACTGGGAGATGAACGTTTCCGTCGTGAAATGGACTGTGATTTTGTTATCAATGATGAAACATTGATTGCTCCTATCAAGCTGCTGGAAATAGAAGGGGTAGAACCCATACGTAAAACAGGGCAAGTGCGTTGGTATCGCAATATAGAGCCTGACAAAATGTATATTGTTGCCCTTGACCCAAGCCTGGGCACAGGCGGAGATCCTGCAGCCATACAGGTGTTTGAAGCAGACACCACACACCAAGTAGCAGAATGGCGCCACAATCGCAGTGATATCCCCACACAGATCAAGACCATGGTTGATATCATCAAAGAGCTTCATTTGGTGACAAAGAACGAAAAACGCATTTACTTTTCAGTAGAGAACAATACCATTGGTGAAGCTGCACTGTTGAGTATTGCAGAATACGGGGAAGAAAACATTCCTGGATACTTTTTGAGTGACAACAGTGTGGTAACTGGAACCAGCAGAAAGTTTCGCAAAGGGTTCAACACCACGCACAAGTCCAAGCTCACAGCTTGCAACAAGTTTAAAATTCTAGTGGAATCTGGACGTATGAAAATATACTCCAAGCCCTTGGTTACTGAACTCAAAACATTTGTGGCTTCAGGCACTAGTTTTGCAGCAAAACCCGGAGAAACAGACGATCTTGTGATGTCAAGTTTGCTGGCAACTCGCATGCTGTTGCTGCTGCAAAGCTATCATACCGAGCTTGACAGTCACCTCAAAGACCACACAGACAGCATAATTGAGCCTTATCCGTTCATAGCACTGCTTCGATAAATACACAACCATGGCTACACAAAACACTATTGAACAACAATTACAAGACACTCTTGCCACCCGGAATTTTGAAACAGAAATGCTGGGCGCAGATGGTAAACCTACAAATCAAGTACAAGACGCAAAAACTTTTACTTTTGATTATGTGTCAGGATCAGGTAAAAACTACGGAACCATGGTCATTGTGCTTGATACTGACAATGACATGAAAATCATGTACGGTGACAATCTGGGACGTACCATGGAGCCACAAGACAAAGATGAATTCTTTGATTTTCTAGAGCACATGGGACTCTTGGCTCGTCGCAATCGTTGGACACGTACCACACAAGATATAAACCAACTCAAGTACACCATGCAAGGTCTTGCAGCCATCAAAGAAGGCTTGTTTGAAGGTTACTATGGTAATCGAATTGTGAGCTACAGCGGCCAGCCCACTGAAGCCAGACTCATGATCCGACACAGTCAACAGCTAGGTGAGGATGATGCTAGATATCGTCACGTGGAAAGTATTTTTATTGAAACCACTGACGGTGAAAGATTCAAACTAGAGTCTCGTAGTTTGTCAGCAGCCCGTGCCATGCTGGAACATGTGCGTCAGGGTGGCAAGCCCTATGATGTACGTGGCAGTCATATTACAGAAATGATACGAGAAGTTGCAGTATTGAGCAGATTCAATCGTGCCAGCAGCCGTCGTGTAATGGAAGGTGTCACACAGCAAATTGTAGAACAGGCCCAGCATTACTACAAACAACTGCGTGAAAACATCAAACATCTAGCAGCACCACGTGGATACAAATCTTATTTTGAAACATGGCATCCTGCAACAATAACTGAGCAGGATGAGTTGGTTGAAGGTATCAAGAATTTATTCATTGAGCAACGTATTGATTCCAGAATTGAAGAAGCTTTACCGTTGCTGGCTAGATTACAAAAACAAGGACAAGATATGAAAGAAATTAAAATGTTTGAATCTTGGGTAGAGACCCTGGGCGAAGGCACTTGGGCATTGCCCGACGACCCCGAAACTCAGCAAAAGCTCAATGACCTAATGGCCAAAGAACTCATTGTTGGCCCCGACGCTACCAATGCTACTGAACAATTATATGATGTGGTTGGCGACGATGAATTGTTTGACATACTACAAGACCTAGCACAGAGATCTGATGGTCGCGCCAACGTCTGGGACGATACTGATGTTCAACGTAGATTGAAAGAACTTGGAGTTCAATTGCCTACACCCAGTGCAGGTCTTGAGCAACCAGCACCTACTCCCCCAGCAGGCGGCGCACCTGGTGCAGCATCCCCTCCAATGATGGAAGCAATCTTGGACGAGAGTGGCGAAACACTGGACCATATTTTGAGTAGATTCAAAAATGAAGTCAAGCGATTTGAAACTGGCGACGACTTGGACAATGATTTGTACTATGCACTGTTTGACTATTACTCAGACGCTGGCGAAATACCTTATGGTATTGCCAAAGGTCGCGACGGTGACCCGTATGAGTGGATTACTGATCGACTTGATCAGGAATTGGGCACTGGCAACTATGCACCACGATTGCCTGAAGCTGATAACATGGCCACTTTTGTTGAAGGCAACGGCTGTAACATGACCATGGAAGGCGAATATTGTCCAGAACACGGTTTAATGGAATGTGGCATGATGGAAATGGGAACAGTAGCCGGCGGTGTAGCTACTGTAATGGGCGAACAAGACACAGCCGAAGGCATGTTGGGTAATCCAGGGCAAGAAGACAGCCCAGCTGCACAAGCAATCACACGTAGAATTTTGATGCAACGCACAGACTTGCTGGCCAAGTACGGTCCAGAAAAAGTTATGAGTGCTATTGACGAAGTTGCTGACTTTGTGGGCGATGTAGACGAGATTGGAAGTAGTGATGTTTCAGGTTGGGTTCGACAGGTAGAGCAAATGCTGGGCAACATGAAACAAGGCATGGCTGAAGGCTCAGGAACAAACAAAACACATTTAGCAATGGCATATCTAAAAGCAGTAGTCATGGCTCCTATGGGAACCCCAGAAAAAAGAAGAATACTAAATTGGCAACAGATACTATCAAATCAATTTGATATCGAAATGGATCCTGCTACCCTTGCTCAAATGCTACCACAACTTGACAGTCAGTTACAGTCAGGCAATCTGGATAAACTACAAAACCGAATGGCTAGTCGTGGCGAACTTGAAATAGGCGAGAGCGAGCAAGGTGTGGCGGAGGTTAGTGATGCTACGCTAACCAGTTATCTAACAAAATTAGATAAAGATAATCTTAAACACAGAATGGATCCCACAAAACGCAGTGACACAAAACGCATGAAAAGTGGTCCTAATTTTGTTAAAGCGTTTACCAAATTGGATAATAGAAAGCAAGGTGTGGCGGAGGCTGATGATCCGATCAACTACAATGCAGCCATAACCGGCAGCTATTATGAATCTCAAGATCCATTGGCAAGAATAAAATCGCTAGCCCTGCGCAAGTGACATAAATAAACGCATAAAAGAAGGGCATGTAGTGGCATGCTCTTCCGTAAACAACTAGATAGGCAAAGTTCATTACCGTAAAGGTAGGAAGCACAGACAAGCTGTGTTAAAATAACTTGTAGGCAACATTTAAGCAAGACTTAAATTTTTTAAATCATATTAACGCACATGAAAGGCAACACAATATGGCATCCTTAGCAGAAATTCGCGCACGTTTACAAGCATCCGAAAACAAAGGCTCTCAGAGCACAGGCGGTGGCGACAGGTCAATTTACCCGCACTGGAACATGGAAGAAGGACAAAGCGCAACGCTGCGATTCCTTCCCGATGGAAACCCCAAAAACACATTCTTCTGGCAAGAGCGAGCCATGATCCGACTGCCCTTCAACGGCATCAAAGGTGAAATGGAAAGCAAGCAGGTCATGGTACAAGTACCCTGCGTGGAAATGTGGGGCGATGCTTGCCCAATCTTGGCAGAAGTACGCACCTGGTTCAAGGACAAGAGTCTTGAAGACATGGGTCGCAAATATTGGAAGAAGCGCAGCTACATCTTCCAAGGCTTTGTTCGTGAGAACCCCATCTCTGATGACACTACTCCGGACAATCCAATCCGTAAATTTATCATTGGTCCGCAATTGTTTACCTTGATCAAATCAGCTTTGATGGATCCTGAATTGGAAGAACTACCTACCGACTACATGCGTGGCCTTGACTTCCGTATCACCAAGACTGCCAAGGGTGGATATGCTGATTACAACACTTCCAAGTGGGCACGTAAAGAGTCGGCACTAACTGAAGCAGAACAAGCAGCAGTTGACGCTCATGGCTTGTTTGACTTGAGCACATTCTTACCCAAGCGCCCAGGCGATGTCGAGTTGAAGGTGATTAAAGAGATGTTTGAAGCATCAGTTGACGGTCAACCATACGATACAGAACGTTGGGGTCAGTACTTCCGTCCAGCAGGTGTTAATGCACCAGGCGGCGCAAGTGGTGATGCAGAAACTCCAGCACCTGCCGCAGCACCTGCCCCGTCAGCTCGCCCAGCAGCACCTGCTCCAGTAGCAGAAACTCCTGCTTGGGAAGATGACGCAGCAGAAGCAGCAGCAGCACCGGTAGTTAAGCCAGCAGCTACTGGTCAAAATGCGCAAGACATTTTGGCTATGATTCGATCAAGACAAAAACAATAATGCATGGCGTACTGTATTGATTACAGAGCAGGAAGCATGGGTAATACTATATTAACCCATGCTTTGTTTGCTTGCAATCAGATTGATATAGACTTAACTAAATTTTTTAGCAAAAGCGGAAACGCCCATGCTCTAATTAATCGTACCAATTTAATTGCAGAACACTTGATTGAATACCCAAACGACTCTACTCATTGTGTTTTAGAAGTTATGTCGGTTGATTGGTGGGAAGTTTTAAGACTGAAGATGGTATACCATAAGTTATATGGAACGTGTCCTACTATAGATAACATATCAACGTTCTATAATCATGTTATAAATTTGTCTGACCAAGAACAATCACGGTTATGGCGGGAGTTTTATACAGTTTTCAAAGATCCGTCTTGGCCTGATTGTGCATCATACAATGATATTTTAATGTTGCCACAAGAGATACAAGAAGAAATTAGTAACGCATATATCAAACCGACTGTAACACTGGAATCAGAATTACAGTTTGTAGAATGGTTAACAACTGCATACTACGATGGATTTTGCAAACATCCAGTAAAGAACTTTGAATCTGCTAATACAATGTTATTGGGCGACTACGTGCAAGGGAGATTTCAAGAATTAATTGATGTATGTACAAAAACATTACATTGGACTTGGGATGTTGAACGCAGCCAGCAATTTTATAATAAAGTAACTGAAGTTAACTATCCATACTTATATTGGCTAGAACAAATAAAACAAGCAACTGATGACGTTATGAACAAACGCATAATTACTACTAAATTTGATCTTTGGGAACAAGCGATTATAATTGCAAAAGTATGTGAATTCACACAACAGTCTCCATTGAATTTAAAATGGAACAATGCTGGTCGTGATACTAACAAAAATAATTTATACTTAGATATACTAAAGGATTAACCATGGCAAAACCATTTGACATTAGCAAGTTCCGCAAGGACATCACTAAGAGCATCGACGGCCTTAGTATCGGATTTAACGATCCTACTGATTGGATTAGTACTGGCAATTTTGCCTTGAATTATCTCATCTCAGGCGACTTTAACAAGGGAATTCCTTTAGGTAAAGTCACTGTGTTTGCTGGTGAATCAGGTGCTGGTAAAAGTTACATCTGTTCTGGAAATATTGTTAAGCATGCACAAGAACAAGGTATTTTTGTTATCTTAGTTGACTCAGAAAACGCACTTGACGAGAAGTGGTTGCATGCACTTGGAGTAGATACTGACGAAAGTAAGCTACTCAAACTTAATATGGCTATGATAGATGACGTAGCTAAAACAATTTCAACATTTATGATTGATTACAAAGCACTTCCAGATGGCGAACGCATGAAAGTACTATTTGTGATTGATTCGTTGGGTATGTTGTTGACACCAACTGACGTTAATCAGTTTGAAGCAGGTGATATGAAGGGTGACATGGGTCGTAAGCCTAAAGCACTAACAGCACTTGTTCGTAATTGTGTAAACATGTTTGGCTCGCATAACGTTGGTTTAGTAGCAACTAACCACACATACGCATCACAAGATATGTTTGACCCAGATGATAAAATCTCTGGAGGTCAAGGTTTCATTTACGCATCGTCAATCGTTGTTGCGATGAAGAAAATGAAGTTAAAAGAAGACGAAGACGGTAACAAAGTTTCTGAAGTGAACGGTATCCGTGCTGGCTGCAAGATTATGAAAACACGTTATGCAAAACCTTTTGAGGGTGTGCAAGTGAAAATTCCGTATTCAACAGGCATGAGCCCATATAGCGGAATGGTAGACCTGGCCGAGAAAAAAGGTTTGCTCAAGCGTGAAGGCAATAGTTTGGTATTCACTACAAGTGATGGAGAAATTATTAAGAAGTTTCGTAAAGCATGGGAAAAGAACGATGACGGTTGTTTAGACAAAGTCATTCAAGATTTTGGCAATCAGAAGGAAGAGGTAAGTACCGTTGAAGGAGATGAAGAATGAGCGAATCAATTGCAGCAGAAATTTGGGGTGAACTCAAAAGGTTTGTTAACACCGTAGACCGTGCAGAAGCAGCCGAGACCTTGGTAGCGGTACTAATTGATCATGACGAAAGTGCAGAAAGCATCCGCAATGCTTTCAAAGGAGACGCAGACGTCAAACGTGCTTTGGCAGTTTATTTAGATACCGACGCCGAATACGAAGACGAAGAGCCCGAAGACGACGACAACGATTGGGAAAACTAAATGTGGTACAGCCGCGTGGTGGCTAGCTTGGATGCCTTGCCCGATTTTATTCAGCACTACGAGCGTGAGCTTGATGGTGCTAGGGCAGACTGCAAAGTTGGCGGTTTGATTGAACGCAACATCAAAGAACTGCCGGGCACCACAGAGTACAGATTCAACCAGCTGCAAGAAATTGAAGCTGTGTTGAACTATCTCAACATTCAGTTGCGCAAAATCCGTCGCAAACACTTTCAGAAATATCTAGAAGGATATGCTAGAGCACTTACCAGCCGGGATGCTGAAAAGTATGTGGACGGTGAAGACGAAGTGATTGATTACGAAACCATTATCAACGAAGTTGCATATTTGCGAAATCGTTGGTTGGGTATCATGAAAGGTCTTGACAGCAAACAGTGGATGTCGGGGCACATTGTAAAATTGCGGGCAGCCGGAATGGAAGATATATCTTTGTGACGGTTGCGTCACTGTAAATAATGCTATGAAAATTGTACTTGTTACCGGCGGATTTGACCCTGTTCATTCCGGACACCTTGCCTACTTCAAAGCTGCCCGCACCCTAGGCGATCAGCTAATTGTGGGTCTTAATTCAGATGCTTGGCTAACCCGTAAAAAAGGTCGGCCATTCATGCCCATGAGCGAACGGTTCGCACTCACAAGCAACCTTGTGATGGTAGACGAAGTTGTGACATTTGATGACTCAGATGGTTCTAGCTCAGACGCTATTAGAATAGTCCGTGCTAGATATCCTGATGCTGATATTGTGTTTGCCAACGGTGGCGATAGAACCCAAGACAACATTCCTGAAATGAGTGTGCAAGATCCACACCTGGAATTTGCGTTTGGGGTCGGTGGTGAAGACAAAAAGAACAGTTCAAGTTGGATTCTTGAAGACTGGAAAAAACCCCGAACTGAACGTGCCTGGGGCCATTATCGTGTGTTGCACGAAGTGGGCAATCATGTCAAACTCAAAGAACTTACAGTTACACCAAAAACATGCCTGAGCATGCAACGGCATGAAAATCGTGCGGAGTTTTGGTTTGTGGCCGAAGGTGAAGCCACAGTGTACACCGTGGACCCACACAGTACAGATTACGACTTGTTGGCCAGTCCAGCAAGGCACCAGCATACTTGGATTCAACTCAACGAATGGCATCAGCTGTGCAACGAAACAGACCAACCTCTACGACTGATTGAAATCCAATACGGCGAAAACTGTGTGGAAGAAGATATTGAACGCCGATGAAACCAATTCCTGTATTTGTGGGATACGACCCACGTGAAGCTATTGCTTACCATACCTGTGCAAACTCAATCATACGCAACAGTTCACAGCCTGTGGCCATTGTGCCAGTGGCACTGAATCTGTTTCAAGACTATGCAGAAACCCACACAGACGGATCTAACCACTTTATCTACACACGCTTCCTGGTACCTTATCTTTGTGATTTTGCTGGTCATGCTATTTTCATTGATGGCGACATGATTGTGCGAGGCGATATTGCGGAACTATGGGCACTGCGTGACGCTAGCAAAGACGTACAAGTGGTCAAGCATGACTACAAGACTCGTATGCCAGTAAAATATCTAGGAGCAAAAAATGAAGACTATCCTCGAAAAAATTGGAGTAGTGTTATTCTGTGGAATTGTAATAGCTTTCCTAACAGGAAACTTACTCCCGAGTTCATCCAACAATCCACGGGCAGTGAGCTCCACCGCTTCTCGTGGCTAGAAGATGAACGTATTGACGAACTTCCGCCCGAATGGAACTGGTTGCCTGATGAATATGGGCCAAATGCCGACGCCAAGTTACTGCATTACACACTTGGCACGCCATGCTTTCAGGAGTTTGCTGATACCCCACAAGGCAATGAGTGGCACCGTGAACGTATACTCACTGAATACTGCCAACAAAGAGATATTTAATGGAACAAGAACAACTAGCGCCGCCACCTCGACATATGTTTGACATGGTGCCTGATAACATACGTGCTGTTTTTGACGCTGTATTACAGTATCGTGTAGACCCAGCTGGCGAATATTATGGAGTGACTGCAAACAGTTTGATGCAACAAATCAACCAACTGTCTAGTGCAGGTGTAGTGGCGATTGACGTTGAGCCTGGCGAAACAAAATACAAGGAAAAAGGAAAAATGTTTGATCCAGTTTTACAAAGTTTTGTGCAGGGCTGCGGTGGTCAAATCGGCACCTGGAGCAAGCACGAACAAAGCATGGCGCCAGCGGTGTTTCGTGGCGTAACCAAACGCAAAGAAATGAAAATTTGCAAAGACACCGGTAGAGATTTCTACTACATTGACACTGGCTATTTTGGTAATGGTAAAAAGAAAATCTATCATCGTATTACCAAAAACGATGTACAAAATTTTGGTCCTATTATTGATCGCCCAAGTGATCGCGTGGACAGATGCAATATTCAGTTGGCCAAGTTTCGCAAACAAGGCAGCAAGGTATTGATTGCTCCACCTAGTCAGAAACTGTTAAATCTCTATAACATCAATCTTGAAGATTGGTTAACTGAAACACAACAAGAAATAAAAAAACACACTGATCGTCCCATAGACATACGATTGAAAAAAGGACGAACTGAACGTGTAAACACTGACACCATGGAAATGGCTCTAGCTGACGATGTATACTGCTTGGTTACATTTAGCAGCATTGCAGCAGGAGAAGCTCTGTTACTAGGTAAACCGGCTATTACTCTAGGGCCAAATGCAGCCGCTGCACTGTGCAGTAACAGCATTAGCGAAATTGAAAACATCAAGATACCCACACTAGATGAAGTTGCTGCGTGGTGTAGACATATTTCCTATTGTCAATTTACCGAAGCAGAAATGCGTGATGGAACAGCCTGGCGGATTCTCAACGGTGGTTGATTGTGTTGTTTATGTAAGTTCAGTAGCAAACCCCAACAAGCACTCACGCAAGATTGCTTGTCTTGAGAACTTTGCTGCTGGTGTTCGCGCCACTGGTCACACAGTTGCAGTAGAGTGGGACTATCGATATCAGCCTTCAAAACTGGCAGTAATTCTGGGCTGGGCTACCACAAACACTGGTGGCCGAAACATCACACTACGCAAACAAATCATTGCTGAACAAAATAGACATGGATTTAAAACCATGTGCATTGATGCCAGTTGTTTCAAATACCTGGATGACACTGGAACATACTTGCGCTACAGCCTAGGCGGCCCGTTTTATGATCGCGCTGAATATGCAAATGCCAATAGTGATAGCACCAAATGGTTAGAAATACAACAACGTCTTGGTATTGTGTTAAAACCTCATCGTACCAATTTGCAAGGTTATATCTTGATTGGCATGCAACGAGATGGCGGCTTTGCAATGAAAACGCTAAGTCCCATGACATGGCTTCAGCAAAAAATTGTTGACATTAGAAAACATACTCGTCGCCCTATTGTGATTCGACCACATCCGGGACAATACAATATGCAAGACTTTGCTGCTTATTCTGGCAAGGATGCCTCAAGAAACAATGTTAGAGTTATTGACCCCAAAGACTCCAAACTGATTGATGATCTACAACAAGCTCACGCTGCGGTATTTTTTAATAGTAGTGCCAGTGTTGCATCAGTACTAGAAGGTATTCCCACATATGTAGATGATGCATCAGCAGTGACTTGGCAGGTAGCACATCATGATGTTGCTGCGATTGAATCTCCACAACAGTTCGCAAGAGATCAATGGATATACAATCTAGCTGCGGCCCACTGGAGCGACAATGATGGACTCGCAGGCCGCATATATCAAAAATTTATTCCTTACCTATAACAATTCAGGATTGCCGGTAAGAGATAGTTCACCTATTCTTTGAAAATAATCTGGATGTAATCGTACAATGGTGGGTGTGGTAACTTGTATGTCCACGATTGCATCGCCTATTTGTTGGTCAGCTGGCACAAACCCATTGACAGCAATCCAGTTGATTAGTTTTTTAGCAGCGCCAGGTTTGATGATATATCCGTATGCTCCCCTCATGTAGTTACCAGTTTGAATCTTTGCATGCCATTTTGATTGTGGATCAAGCGTTTTTGCTTGATTGTTGTGATATTTTTGTACCGTAATATCAAGATTTTGTTGCTGAGTCAACAGGGTGTTGTACTGCTTTGAGAACGGATCTAATCCATCCAATTTTAATATATCTGTAAACGTATTCAACACATCAGCTGGTAGTGGCTGAACAAAGTAACCGTCGTGTTCTAAAATCAACAGCGGCTGACTAGATTCAACACATTTTTTCCAAAGGTAGTAATGACTCAAGAAACATCCAAACACCCCGGCACGACCTTTTTTGAATTTGTATCTTGGTTCAATGCCTAATCGTGCCACATGCTGTTGATATTCCAGTCCGTTGATGCCGTCAAAATACTCAACATCTATGCCAAATTTGCGTGCCTGGGCAACACCAAGGTCTGCGTATTTCTCAGACATGGCGTTGTTTTTCAGTCGAATTATGTATGCTTTCATAGCTCTAATAGATATACTCCGATGATGTTACCAGTCCATGATCGTTTAATTTGAGGGAAAGTTTCTAACATTTCTGTGTGTGACCAATCGTCCTTTACATGTGCTTCGTAAGGATTTCCTTCCTCCTCGCCTTGTGGAAAATGCACAATAGGAATACTAACGATAATTCTTTTAGCAACCTTTAATAGATCGTCAACTACTTTAATTGCTTCTTCTTTGGTTATATGTTCCAATACATCACCGGCAAACACTAGATCTATTGGACTCAAGGTGTTGAAATCTACTGTTCTAATATCTGCGTTGATAATCTTATTATATCTTGTTAACAAATCAAATTCACGAATATAGGGCTCCCATGCTTCGACACCAATCCAGTATGCTTCTTTAAGAGCTGGCGACTTCCTGGTATACAGCCTATGATAAGTTCCGTTCCCGACTCCAAGATCTAGTACAGTTTTTACGTCAGGACCAAATTCTGTAACCCATTCTCTTATTACTGACTTACCTTCTTTATTACTTGATGGCATGCTATTTCCTATTTTATAATCTTATTATCAGTTCCAACCCATGATCCAGTCATCCTTGACTTGGTCTAGCCGGGTCATGCCCCAGGACTGTAGCAGTGCAATAGCAGCATGTTGACTGTATTCTTTGGAATACATGTCATGTGGTTTTTGTTCTAGCACAATTAGAGGCCTGCAACGCCGTATGGTTTGTTCAGCGCCACGAATTACTTTGTATTCATAACCTTCACAATCAATCTTGATGTAATCAACGTTTTCCATATTCAAGTTATCCAGGCGCACAACCTGCACATTGCCTTGGTTCACCTTGTTGGGATCAATATGACTGTGCCCAGTGTTGCCCTCTGTAATCACCATAGTGGCTTGCATGTCTGTGTCGCCCAGGGCCATGGGGCTGGCCCATAATCGATCGCTAGTAACGTTCTTGGCCAAACACTCGCGAAACATGTCCACGGGCTCAAACGCAATGACTTTTTCAAAGTGTTGACAAAGATCCCGACTCCACAGCCCCACATTAGCTCCAACGTCTAGAGCTACTCGCTTGTTCTTTACATAGCTCAGGCTACGCAATCTAACTGGCTGCTGATATTCAGCGGGCCCGCCCTTGTCCACGCTTTTCTTCAGCATCTTTGGAAAGTGGCTTTCAATGTCAGGAAAGTGCCATCCCATGAATTCACGCATTTGATATCTCCTTGGTCTCGTTTAGTATACGAGCTGCTGTTCCATCAGCTAGCTCAGTGGTATGAAATTGTCCGTATGCAAGATGGCAAGCCCAGGCATGCACTTGATCTGATTCAGGAAACCAAGGATCTTCAATGCGACTTAAATCTATATTGGCCATGGGTCGTGCAGCATTGCAAGGTGCAGTTACAAACACTGGTACACCGGCCAACACACTTTCAGTTGCAGCAACTGAATTGAATGTTACTAGAGCATGCACATCTGTGAGCCATTCTTCAGCAGATTGTGTTTTTCTTGCAGTACGGGCCACTGGTCGTTGTCTTATTTGTATAGGCCGGTCAGTGTGCTGTTTTATTGTAGCAATGGTTTGCTCTAGCCAGTCATGCAAAGTAATGCCATAGAATGCACAAGGCTTTTCGTCAGGGGCAGCAATCAGTATGGTCTTACTGTGTTGTTGATGCGGTCTCATTTGCAGTCCCAATCGTTCCCAACGATCAGCAGGCCTGGCAATAACTTGATCGTGTTGTAGGTTGTTGGGCACAATGCGATGATAAAATTTCCAACCATTGGGATTGCGTGGACCAGGTCTGTTGCCAAAATAACCAGTGTCCATGTATCTAAATTGACGACCGTCCTGCCAGCAGCGTTTGATAATCTTGTGTTTCATGATGCCGCGTAGTACCAAGGGATCAGTGTTGCTGTCGTAGTCAAAAGACTCCAGCGCAGTTATACCACTGCCTGAACCAGCAGCAAACATCTGCATGTATTCGTCAATGCCGTTTTTGCTGAGATAAGTCCAGTTCATTGCCAGTATTTCTCTTTGCGTTTGACCAGCAAATCGTCTTGTCCACTACGACCTTTTGTTTTGCGATTGCCTTTGAGATGGTCAATATACGCACCCCAGGCACAGTTGATTAGCGGGTGTCCCTCACCAGTGATGAGTCCTGCGCTCCAATTCAATTCTGCAACTGATACACGTGATCTAACAGCATCAAACACAAAGCTATCGTGCCACTCTTTCAGCGTAAAGATACCATTGTCAGCATCATCATACATGCGCTGAAATTCTGTTAGCCACTCACGTATCCTAGGCGATGTCAAGTTCATGCCGTATAAACCACATTCGCTAAATTTGTTGGTACGCCCTGCAAAACACAAGTCGACTAAATCTGGGAAAAACTTACCAAGCTGTTGGTGATCAATAGTACTGTGGCACACCATGTCTCCATCCATCCAAATCAACCACTTGCTGTTGGCCGTTGCTGCTGCATGAAATATAGCGTACACTTTGTGGCTAAAACGCACCGCTTGCCATTTGAATGCTTTTTTCTCTGCTCCGGGGAATGGATGACCATTGGCCTTGGGCACATTGCGCCACTGGTTTTTGAATGCCACAAGTTCAGGACTGCTCACAGCTAGGTCTAGTACACGAACGTTTGGGGCTGGGGATTTGATAGCAAAGCCTTCTGTGTACACCAATAGTTCTACATCCTGGGGCCATGTTTTTACAAAAGTTTCAATCATGCGTTGACCATAAACATTGTAACCTTCTTGATTAAATGTGGTAACTACTGTATATTTCATAGGGATATTTAGTGATACGTTCAGCGGCGTATTTTCCTTTGCAGTCAGCATTGAACTCAGCACCAATAATGGCTGCTGTGCTCGATAGCTTGAGCAGCTCAGGAATTGCAACTCAAGAAAACAGCATGGACTCAGATTGCGCAGTGATCTGGAGTGTGCTTTGGTCTGGCCGTATGGCACCAAATCGCACAGTGTACGAGCACTATCGTGCCCTAAACCGTCCAGTAATTGTAATTGAAGTAGGTGCACTGAAACGAGGTATTACCTGGAAAGTTGCTGTAAACAATGTTACAGCTCAGGGCTACTATGGACATCGTGACAATCTGGATTGGGACCGTCCAAAACATTTGGGTATCAACCCAACAACACCATCAAACACCAAGTCTGGAATTGTTATAGCACTGCAACATCAGCACAGCCTGCAAGTGGCCAACATTGCCAACATGTCGCAGTGGGTTTACCACACTGTGCAACAGGTGCGTGAGCACACTGATCGTCCAGTTGTTGTTAGACCACACCCAAGATCCAGAATTGCGTTGCCCCAATTGCCGCCTGATGTAAAATTTGAGCAGCCGCGTCGTCTGCACAACACCTATGATTCGTTTGACTTTGATCTTGGGTATCACGCAGTGATAAATTATAACTCAGGACCAGGAATACAGGCAGCTATTGCAGGCACAAGGCCCTTGGTGGATCACACCAGCTTGGCTGCACCTGTGGGAATTGACTTGGCCAGTATTGAACGCCCGTACTTGATAGATCGAGCACAATGGCTGGTAGAAATATGTCACACTGAATACACACTAGAAGAATTGCAAAAAGGAACATGGCTAAAAAGAATCGCCCCAGCATTACAGGCACAATAGACTGTGCTTGTGTAATCCACGGCTCGGGCTATTCCTGGGAGTATGTGGAAAAGCTCTACAACATGTTGATGCGTGTGTTTGAAAACAACATACGATTTCATGTGTATACTGAACATGATCGTTCAGTGCCTCCTCACATGATCAAGCATATACTAGACGACTGGGGTATTTCGGGACCCAAAAAGTCCTGGTGGTACAAGCTACAGTTGTTTAATCCTCAGCACTATGATGGTAACATGTTGTATTTTGATCTTGACATGGTAGTAGTGCGTGAATTGGATTTTGTACGTGATCTTGATCCTGCTTATTTTTGGAGCATACGAGATTTTAAGTATCTGCAACGTCCAGTATTGCAAACAATAAACTCCAGTGTGATGTGGTTCAATGTGCCACAGTTTGCAGATGTTTGGCAGAAGTTCACAGCTCGCCCCTTGGATGTGACCACACAAGGGTATCCTGGAGATCAAGACTACATTGCTGCTGTGATAGATCACAATCGCAGGCGCTTTTTTCAAGATCAATATTTTGAAAGCTATCGTTGGCAATGCCTGGATGGCGGATATGATTTTGCACGCCGACGATATCGACAACCCAGCAGTGGGGTAAACATAGCGCCCAACACCGCAGCAGTGGTATTTCACGGAATACCCAAACCACATCAAGTCACTGCACCTGTGATTCAAGAATTATGGCGATAAAAACAACCTAGGACCATCTTTGCACGCCGGGGTCAGGCAAGAATTCTAGACTAGACCTACTACAATATTCATGCAAATATGTATACTTTTGTAGTACTTGACCAAAAATTCCCATTTTGCTATAATACAAGAACAGTAGCAAAAAGGAGTCGCAATGTCGTATGTTGTTTTTAAACACGCCAAAGAGTACGGTGCCCGCAAAGGCCTCGAAGGCCCGTTCCACTATCCCAACGGGCAGGTCTTGTACTACGATGTGAAAGAAGGAATGTACTACGATCCTACTACTGATTTTTACGTGGAACTGGACCAAGTCAACGAACTGCAAAATCAGATTTTTGACCTGTTGAAAAAGCAATAAAATGTATACTTTGTTGTACATCACTACAATGGCGTTCATGGGCACTTATGCTGACCTGCCCAGTTGCGAAAACGCTGTTCGCGAAATTGTAACTGTGCAAATGAACCCGCCAGGGCAGCGTTTGCCTGCTGTAAACGAAAGCATTAATTTACGGATTGCCATGCAAAAATCGTTTGTATGTGTTCCGGTGAAAAAAGGTTGACCAGAATTTCCCAATTTGCTATAATATACACATAGCAAAGCAAAACAGGAGCCAGAAATGAACTTTACCCAAGCACTTGAAGTGGTCCAGGATTATCAGCAAAATTGGGCCTTGCCCGGGCTGTTGGAAACTCTGGAACAGATGCAAGATTCCCTGGACCAGCTCACTGATCAGGAATGCCGTGCATTCCGTGTGGTGTTTCGCGAAATGGGTAAACTGTTTGCCCCAGCCTAAGCGATTGACCAATAAATCGCAATCTGCTATAATATATTTTTAACGCACAAAAAGGAGCCAACTATGAGTGCAATTCGAGTCTTAAATGGTGTTTATCGTAACAAGCCTGTGAAAGATGTCACGTTCCAACTGGTCAAGGGTTTCCAGACTGGTGCCCGCGGCGGCTTTGTAACTGTGCAAAGCGATGGTTACTTTGGAGCAGAATTTGATGTGGTAAGAATCAAGGTTGACAACATCGCAGACATTGCATACACTAACGACATGACGCAAGATAACCCCGTACACTTTGAGAAGTCTGTAGCTCCAGTCGAAACTGACGAGCAGGCCATGGATCGTATCCGTGAGCGTTTTGACATCCTGCACGAAATGACCAAGGCCACTGTGAGTGGTGACATCCGTGCCATGATTGTGAGCGGTCCCCCCGGCGTTGGCAAGAGCTTTGGTGTCGAGCAAGAAATTGACAAAGCCACTATGTTTGACAAACTGGCAGGCAAGCGCCTCCGTGCCGAAGTTGTCAAAGGCTCGGCTACTCCAATTGGCCTGTACCAAACCCTGTACAAATATTCAGATGAGAACTGCGTGGTTGTGTTTGACGACTGTGACAGTATCTTGCTGGATGACGTTGCCTTGAACTTGCTCAAGGGCGCATTAGACTCTGGCAAAAAGCGCAAGATCTCCTGGTTGAGTGAATCCAGCAGCCTGCGCCGTGAAGGTATTCCGGACAGTTTTGAGTTCAAAGGCAGTGCTATCTTTATCACTAACTTGAAATTTGACAAGATGAAGTCGCAGAAGCTGCGGGACCACTTGGATGCACTGCAAAGCCGATGCCACTACTTGGACTTGACCTTGGACACCATGCGTGACAAGATCCTGCGTATCAAGCAGATTGCCAAAGACGGTGTGTTGTTTGCGGACTATGACTTTGAACCCTGTGTGCAAGATGAGATCATTGACTTCATGAATGATAATCAGAATCGGTTGCGTGAAATGAGCCTGCGTATGGCAATCAAGATTGCAGACTTGCGCAAGAGCTTTCCTGGTAACTGGAAGCGCATGGCCGAAACAACTTGTATGAAAGCATCTTAAGGAGTAACTGATGATCAAAAATGCTGTTGAAATGTTTGGTACTGTAGTTGGTGCTGTGGCAGTGATGGTGGGCATAAGCTTCCTACTGAGCTGGCCAGTTTACATGCTGTGGAACGGATGCTTGGTTGATGCGATCACCGGAGTTCGAGAAGTCACCTGGCTGCAGGCCTGGGGCTTGAATATTCTAGCTGGCTTCCTGTTCAAGACCACAGTCAGTACCAAGGCGTAACAAATGATAATGGGATGGCTCGCAGTATTGGTGCTGGTACTCACTGGCAATCTTGTGTGGAGTTTGGTACTGACTGCGGTGCAGTTGCTGTGTGAGAGATACGGTTTCCCTGGACAATAAACGGTTGGCTCCGGTCCAGGTTTTGACAGGTACCCCTAAAAAGGTACCTGTTTTTTTGACTTGTTGTTGCAGTAAGTATATAATGTTATATGTTTAAATTTTTGCGCATCAGTCTAGGGCATAACAAAGATCTTGATCTGCGATTTCGAATCATTCCTTCGCCGCTGGCTGAACGCTGGGTTGAGCGTATGCTACAACGCACAGCCTGGCCCATGGACAACCCTGACAGATTCTACGGATTTGGCACTCCAGCACAAGAGCATGATCGCGCTGTGGCCATGATTCAGGATTGTGTGCATACCATCAACAGCCACCAACACATCATACATGGCAAGTTTGAATTATCGCAAGACTATCTCAATTATCTGCACCACATATTTGAAGTGCATCACGGCTTGCTAGATCAGCAAACATCAGACTTTTGGAAATCAGCACCCGAGTCTGTGCGCCAAGCTCTGGCCAATTTGAACTTGGCAGTGCATCGTTGTGAAAGTGTGGCGGCAGGAACTCACCCAAGATTTGTGTGCACTTGGTTTGGTATGCCCAAGGCTCACAAACTAGATCCAGATCTGCAAGGTATGTACGGCACTTGGGACATACAATTTGGCACAGTTTATCTAAACTATTGCGAAATTGGCAAAACTGTAGAAGATCTTGCCAACGACAACGATAAGTACATAGGCCAAGATGCGTTCCGGCCATTCAGTCACTACAGTGCAGACTTCAATGTTGCATTTTACGATCGTAACCTAAGTGACATTTATGGCCGTGTTCAAAACTACATTGATCAACATCAAGACTTTTTTGTTGCACACAACATCAAGAGTGTGTATAATATAAAAGCACAACCACTGCGCTTTCCTGTTGCCAAACTAGAGTTTGACGGCAATCGAGAAAAGTTGTTGTTTGAAATAGCCCAGCGCCAATGGGTGCAACAAGTAATACTAGAATGAAACAAGCAACCATTGTTATCCGCGACGAAGTAAACATCAAAATTGAGGGCTTGGATCTTGACATGCGCAAGCGCCTGGTCACAGCATTCAAATACGAAAACCCTGCCGCACGTTACATGCCAGCGGTGCGTCTAGGAAGATGGGACGGCAAGATAGCATACTTCCAGTTAGGAGGCAGTACCTACACAAACTTGCTACCTGAAATCATTCCCATCCTTGAGAAGTTTGATTATGATATTGAACTGGATGACCAACGCGACTATTCAAACACTTTTAACTTTGAACAGGTACGTGAGGATTCATTTGCACATGTGAAGTGGCCCAAAGGACACCCTGCCACAGGTGAACCCATAATGATGCGGGACTACCAGGTTGAAATCGTAAACAACTTTTTAGCCAATCCGCAATGCCTGCAAGAAGTAGCAACAGGTGCAGGTAAAACAATCATGACAGCGGCCCTGAGCAATGCAGTTGCACCTTATGGGCGAAGCATTGTGATTGTGCCCAACAAGAGTCTAGTAACACAAACAGAAAAAGATTACATCAACATGCAACAAGATGTTGGTGTTTATTTTGGCGATAGAAAAGAGTACGGCCGCACTCACACTATTTGCACCTGGCAGAGTTTGAATATCTTGTTAAAGAATACCAAGGCAGGGGTAGGCGACTGTACCATTGGTGAGTTCCTTGAAGGCGTTGTATGTGTTATTGTAGACGAAGTACACATGGCCAAGGCAGATGCACTGAAAACTCTGCTGACAGGTGTAATGGCTAGAGTGCCAATTCGCTGGGGTTTGACCGGAACTATTCCCAAAGAGAAGTTTGAGAGTCAAGCATTGTTAGTAGGACTTGGTCCTGTAGTTGGTCGCTTGAGTGCCAACGAACTGCAACAGCAAGGTGTTTTGGCCAACTGTCACGTGAATATTGTGCAACTGGTAGATCATGTGGAGTACAAAGAATATCAAAGCGAGCTTAAATACTTGCTGGAAGAGTCGGGTCGTTTAGACACCATGGCTGAACTTATACGCAAGGTAAACGAAACTGGAAATACGTTGGTGTTGGTTGACAGAGTTGCGGCGGGCCACGCATTATTAGAACGCCTAGGCGATTGTGCTGTGTTTGTATCGGGCGCAACAAAAGGAACAAAAAGACAAGAAGAATATGACAAAGTTGCGGACAGCGTTGATAAGATTATTGTGGCTACCTATGGTGTTGCCGCTGTGGGCATTAACATCCCTAGGATTTTTAATCTGGTTCTTATTGAACCTGGAAAAAGTTTTGTCCGTGTTATCCAAAGCATTGGCCGCGGCATAAGAAAAGCAGAGGACAAGGATCATGTTCAAATTTGGGACATTACCAGTACCTGCAAGTTTGCCAAACGTCATTTGACCAAACGCAAGGCCTTCTATAAAGAAGCTAACTATCCTTTCTCTGTAGAAAAGCTGGAGTGGATGAAAATAGCATAAGTTTTTTGCAGTTATCACCATGCCAGCGATTGTAATTTGACTGTCCCCCAACTATACTAACGCAATGCGGGCACTTAAATTTAGGCTTTGGTCCTTGTAGTTTAGCAACTGTTTCTGCGGAATGTGCAACTCCTCGGTTGTGCGCAGGCTTACCTACTAACCAAGTTGGCGTCTTCCCTTTTTTAGCGTCAGACATTTTTTGTCTCGATTCAACAGTGTGCGTGGTTGTTTTTCCTTTGTTACCAGCAGATATCTTTTGTTTTGTTTCTTCTGAATGTCGATAGTGCTTGCGTGATTCTAAAATTTTAGCAACTGTTTCGGGAGAAGTAATTTTACCTTTATGTGCTGCTGACAATTTTTGTTTTGCTTCGGCAGAATGTGTTTTTCCTTTAAAAGCTGACAGCCTGCCTGCGCAAGATTTAGACAGTTTTTCTCTTGTCTCTTTGGATACAGTTTTACCTTTGTGCAATTGTGATGAGTTTTTTGCCACTTCTATCTTGGCAAGATTGAAAGCACTTCCTTTGGATATTTTTCTTTGTTGGGCAACATTTTTTGTTCTTAACATCATCCACAGTGCATACCACATACTTTTTGTATGAGCAGGATCAATGGTCATCCGAGGTAATAAAATATGAACAAGGCGATGTTCTTTTGCAGTAAGTCTTATTAGATTATTTTGATCATTTGCCCCACCTAGACTTTTTGGGATAATGTGATGTTTTTCTGTATAAGTTTCTTTTGGCAAATCTCTTGACTTTGCACGATTAATGATGCTATAATAACATTTAGTATATTTGTTTTGTAAATACATGGCTGATAGTTCCTTGTAAACTGTTAGAGTCAATGGATCCTGCAAGATCGCGATTGACATTTTTATTTATGACGGAGAAAAAAATTCGGATCCTCACACTAGACAACAGTCACTACGACCTAGATCATCTGCCTGAAGAAATTGATGACATGCGTTTTGCTATCTTGGACAACAGCAATCCTGCAGATCCTGATTATCTTTTTATCCCGCTAATTTTTCTAGAGAGTTTTAACAGCCCTGCTTTGGTACTGCGCATTGGTACACAAACAATCAAGATGCCCATGGATTGGCAGGTACTAATTGGTGAACCTGATGTAGGCGATCTAGAAGTGTTACCACTGACATCAATCAACGATCGCGGCTTTAAAGTATTTCAATTCAATCCCCTTACCAGCTATCGCCCCAGCTTTCCTGACATTGAAATTTTAGATGTGTATCATGATGTTTCATGGTACGCACCCAAACTCAAGAACGGACAAATGCTAGCAGTACCCATTAACGATGAACCTGAACCTGACTGTATCTATTTTGTAAAAGACGTCAGCCGCAACTGCGAAATTGTCAACTACAACAAGGCTTGGTGATAACATGGGCACACTGACACCTGGCGCAACTTACATTTACGAACGTGTTGGTGACGAAGTGTATGCTCGAGAAGCTGGCAGTCTTGAACGTAAATTGATAGGATACGACTCTCGCACCTCCGATGGCAGACCACTAAATGAACACATAAAAGAAGATCAGCTGTGGGGCAACATTAGACGAACAGCAAAGAAGAATCCTGCTTTACAAGAATGCCTGGACCGTGCTATAATGATCTATCAATTGAGTAAACCCAATGAGTGATAAACTAAACATTGCCAATGAAATGCGGATGTTTGACCGCAAGGAGAGATCATTCTATGATGATCTTACCCCAGAAGAACGCAAAAAATTCAGCAACTTCTTGATGATACGCTGGGGCAGTTGTGTAGAAGGCTCAAGAGAGCTACAGGAGTTTTATGTGATCAGCTGCAACGAGCGATTCAACAAACACTTTTACAGCATGAGTCGGCACCCCAAACTACAATGGCTCATGGCTACTACTGTGAGTCCAGATCTGGGGGCACAACGACACAATTGGATTTCGCCCAAGAAGAAAGAAGCTGGTGCCAGTGCCAAACGCAAGGCCCTGCAGGAAATATTCCCGCACTACAAAAACGACGAGATTGATGTCATGATGGCAATTACCACACAAAAAGAGATTGATCAGTATCGCAAACAGGCCGGGCAAGACAAGTGATTGAACAACTAGTAGTCAACGGATGCAGCTATAGCGAAAGCTATGCCATGGGCGGCGGGCATGAGTATCTTGCTGGTCAATTAGGAATTCCCCAAGCTCGCACCCTGGCTATAGGTGGTAGTGCCAACACTCGCATACTGAGGACCACACTCAAGCACAGTTATAGTACCACGGTGCCCACGTTGTATGTGCTGGGCATGACTTTTGTGTCTAGGCTTGAGCTGCCTATTTGTAACCCTGACAATGACTTTGAAGGACGTTGGTGCAATCCGCAAAATCAAGAGTTTTCACCGCGTTGGCAACATGAATGGACTCGCAAACAAACTGATGAATTTGTTGCACTAAAACTTCGCAGCGAAGTTTACTCAATCTTGGACCGCACAGAAGATCTCATGTATCGCATGCTGGGCACCATTGCTGACTTACAGAGTCGCGGACATCGTGTTTTGATGTATCAACAAGCTGATAACTTGTACCAAGGTTACTTGACTGACGCCAGACTCCAGCAGTTTCGACGCCCAGAAATTATAGGCGGATTTGAGTGGCGTGCTATTACCTGGCAACATGAGCAAGGTGTGCAACCAACAACATATACGGTTGGCTCGCCTAGTGTACCCCCAGACATGACACACCCCAAACCAGGCCATCACAACTTGATCAACAACTATTTGACAAACTACATTCAAGAGCATAAACTGTTGACATGAGTTTTGTTTGTGAATACTGCCAAAAACATTTTGTTCGAGAAAACAGTATTTCCGTTCATGTGTGCGAATCCAAACGCAGGAGACTCATGCGTGATGAACCAGGTACTAGACTGGGCTTTCAAGCATTTGTACGCTTTTATGAGCTGCATCAAAAAGGTCGAGTCAAAACATATGATGACTTTTGTGACAGCAGCTACTTCAAGGCATTTGTGAAGTTTGGCAACTACTGTGTAAGCACTCGCGTGATCAATACTGCGCGATTCATGGAGTGGTTGTTGAAGCAACAAAAAAAGATTGATCAGTGGTGCAGTGACCGAGTATACACAGAGTATTTGGTTTGGTACTTGCCCAATGAGAACGTGAGCGATGCGCTGAGTCGTGCAGTAGAACAAAGCATACAGTGGCAGGAACGCACTGGGCATCCTGCACATGACATGTTGCGTTACGGCAATGCAAATGCATTGTGCTACGACATCACAAGCGGACGCTTGAGTCCCTGGGCGATTTACAATTCTGATTCAGGTATGAATTTTTTGAATCAGCTGAGTACAGAACAAATTGGCATGACATGGAGTTATATCAACAGCGATGTGTGGCAACGCAAGTTTCAAGACTATCCTGATGATCAGACCTATGCTCAAGACATACTAAAAAAGGCAGGTTGGTAATGGAAACTGTGTTGATAATTCTTGTGCTGCTACAAATCAAACACTGGTGCATGGACTTTGTGTATCAAACCAATGACGAGATTGCGCACAAAGGCACCTACTGGGACTGGCGCGGGATCACACACAGTCTCAAACACGGTGCAGCAACTGGCTTGATACTGATGTTCTTTGTGCCTTTTGAGTGGGCATACTTTTTGGCAGCAGTAGATTTTATGTTGCACTATCACATTGACTGGGCAAAATCAAACTATGGCAATCGTGATATTGGTACCAAGGCATTTTGGAATCACTTGGGCCTGGACCAGTTAGCACATCAACTAGTTTATATTTTTATTGTTTGGACACTATTATGATTAGGAATATCACAGGCGGCCAGGGTATACACGTTTCGGGCAGTGTGTACAACGTTCCTTATATCGACACCACTAGAGCCAGTGCTGGCATAGTGCGATACGTCGGTGGCAACGTTGAAGTGTATGATGGCAGCTCATGGTTACCTTTACAATCCAGCTATCCGCAGATTGAACTTGACCACGAAACAATGGAAATTATAAAGTGGGCGCAGAACCGAATGATTGAGGAAGAACGCATGACAGCACTGGCGGCCCAACATCCCACTGTGGCAGATGCACTGCTAGCCAGAGATCGTGCCCAAGATGCTTTGCGTATTGCAGTGGTCTTGTGTGATATAAAATGAGCGCAGATATTGACATTGACATGCCCGACAGGGACGCATTGCTGAAGCTGATTCAGCATGTTCCAGCACGTCAGAGCAATGGGCGCCGTCACAACTCTGGCGTTTATGTCACAGACATACCAGTTGATGCCGTGAACCGCTGTGCTGCCCTGGATTATGAAACAGCAGAACAGCGAGGTTATTTCAAAATTGACTTGTTGAACATGAGTGTGTACAGCTTGGTAAAAAGTCCTGAGCACTACAAAGCCATGTTGAGCCAACAACCTCCATGGAGTCGACTGTGGACCGATGGAGCCTGGGCTTCTCAGCTGGTGCATGTGGGCAATTACACAGACTTACTGAAAATCATGCGGCCAGATTCAATACCCAGGATGGCTGCTTTTATTAGTATTATTCGTCCTGGTAAGGCGCACTTGCAGCGGAGACCTTGGGACGAAGTGTTTGCGTCAGTGTGGGATGGAGACGAAAGTCAGGGCTACACGTTCAAGCGTAGCCACTCAATTTCTTATGCCGCATTAGTTACACTGCACATGAATCTGATCAGTCAAGCCGTCGAACCAGTGTAATACTCTTGCGTTTTGACTTTTTGCGAGCTATATCTAATAGGCTACAAGTTGGACCGTGTAGGATTTCCAAGTCCTTGTTGCTAAAAGTGCGCAGTGTGCCACGAAAAGGATCCCAGTCTCTGCGCAAGAATATGTTGATGGGAATACTGCGATTGCTTTCCCACCACCAAGTTGATGCTAGTTCTAGGAATAGAATCTTATCTTCTTGATGTTTCACTGCTCCAAAGTCGTAGATGGTTGTGACAATGTCGTCTCTGTTCTGTACTACGCCTATATACTCTGCATTGGCATACATGCACAATGTTATGAAAGGATATTTTTCTGTCAATTTATCAAAGATGTTGTTTCCCATTGCGGTTATTTATGGACGGCAAATTTTGGATAAACTAAATATAACATGTATTCCACTACCGCATATCTATACCAACAAATTACCAAAGTATTGTTAGTTGACACCAGCGGCGGCTATTTCACAATGAGGTATGACCCTGTGTACGCAAAAACTTTAACCATTAACAAAGGGGTCGACAACGTACTCCTATTTGAATTTATCAATCAAGATCAGAAGCCTGTAAACATTGCAGGCTCTACCTTCTTGTTTCGTTTACTTAATCAAACTGGCGATGAGCTGTTTGTTCAGAAACAGTGCGAAGTCCTTAGTTCTGCACTGGGTCGCGTAAAGGTAGTTCTATCACCTGAAGATACCAATGATATTGTGGCCCAACCTGGCAGCTACAGTATTGAACGTGTGTCGGGCAATTACCACCAAGCAGTGTATGTAAACGCCAACAGTCAGGCCCGAGCCAACTGTGACATTGTAAATAGTGTGTTCCCAGAATTTTTGCCTAGCCCGGTGCTCACAGTTCCCGACATGTACGGCAAGAATCAATTGGTCAGTGCTGCACCTACCAACTGGCCAGACTGGGCACTTACTCCACAACCTCTTAACGGTATTCAATCAACTGAATTCTATTCAAGCTACATTCCCACAAACGGGCAGAGCTTGACTACCATCAAGATGGACTTGGTGCATTACACTGGCACAGTCAAAATTCAAGGCGCTGAAAACTACGAATCTGTTTGGTACAATGTAACTGAAAGTCGTAGCTATTATGACGCCACAGAAACTGTGTATTTCAATGCAGTGGGATTCCATCCCTTGTTGAGGGTGGCACTGAACAACTCAATTGGTTATGGCGCCACTGCCAATGCAACAGTCAGCAATGGAGTAGTCACTGGAATCAGCATTACCAATTCAGGAATTGGATACGTAGCCCCTCCTTATGTGCAAATACTAGGCAACGGTG